ATGATGATAGCTAAACACGGGAAGTCTAAACTAGCTGGAAAAGACATCGATCACTCTGATGGCAACGCAACTAACAACTCTAACAATAACTTGAAAATCATGGATCGCTCAAAGAATCGAGCGAAAAAGTAGGGGGTCTTTGGACTCCCTCGCTACGCCGCTTTTTAGTGGGTGGCGAAACAAGAACACTCAAAGGCCACGGGTGTTCTGATTTTTTCATCTAACTCAACCAAAAGCAAACGAATACGTTGAGGCCCGTTACGACGGATAACCTTATCGGAAAGAGAGCAAAGGGACACGTTAGAGAACAACCTAACAATCTATACTCTTTTCTAAGGTGAAATATTATGGCTAATGCTAATCCATCCCGCGTGGGTCAGGCCGGTTTGACAGGCGCAACAGACGCTCTGTTTCTAAAGGTCTTCTCAGGCGAAGTTATGTCTACTTTCAACGCTCAAACAGTGATGAAAGAGAAAACCCGTATCCGTTCCATCAACAACGGTAAATCAGCACAGTTCCCAGCAATCGGTAAAACCGTTGCGGAGTACCACACCGCTGGTTCAGAAATCTTGGGTAACAACATCGAACACGGTGAGAAAGTCATCACAATCGACGATCTGTTGATTGCAAACACTTTCATCGCAAACATCGACGAAGCCAAGAACCACTACGATGTCCGTGCGGAATACTCAAAGCAAATGGGTCAGGCTCTGGCACAAACATACGACCGCAACTTGCTGTCGATGGCTATCAAAGCCGCTCGTGATCCAGCCGGTCTTGGCGCAGGTATTGCCGGTCAAGGTTCTGCCGCTTCCGAGACTTTGGGTACAACTACACCAACTACAGACCAAATCGTTGCTGCATTATACGACGCGGCTGCTACTTTGGACGAGCGTAATGTTCCAGAAGCCGAGCGTTATGCAATCGTGAACCCATCAACTTTCTACGCTCTGGTACAGAACGACAAACTGATCAACCGTGATTTCGGTCAGAACGGTTCTTACTCAGACGGTACAATTATGAAAGTTGCAGGGATGCAAATCGTCAAGTCAAACAACTTGACCGTAGACCACACAACATCTTCTGCATATCCAGACTACAACTCCAAGTACGCGGTTGACGCTACTGACACATCTGTTCTGGTCCTACAGCGTCAAGCTATGGGCACTGTTCAGTTGATGGATATGGCGACTGAAATGGAATACGACATCCGCCGCCAAGGTACACTTGCTGTATCTAAAATGGCTGTCGGCCACGGTGTATTGCGCCCTGAGTGCATCATCGAAGTTCGCGCTGCGGTATAACAACCTAGTGACCTCTCTAGATACTCTAGAGGGGTCTTTTTTACATTATAGGGAAAACTCATGGCAACTCTATTGACCCCAACGACAGAACTAGAAGCTGTCAACGTGTGCCTTGCGAACATTGGCGAGTCGCCAGTGAGTTCTATTACGGGTGATACCACCGTTGACGCGGCTCTTGCGAGAGACCTAGTGCGTCAGGTTACCCGCGAGACACAAACACACGGGTTCTATTGGAACACTGAACTCGCGTATAAACTAATACCAAATGTATCTAAAAACTTAGTATTACCTGCCAACGTACTTTCTGTGGACACAACCGGTGACGACAAACGAAAAGACTTGGTAGCCCGTGGTCGTCTTATGTACGACCGTGTAGAACATACATACACTTTCGAAGACCCAGTAACCGTAGATTTGGTTGTCGCTCTGTCGTTCGAGGAACTTCCTGAGATTGCCCGTCGATACATCGCTGTTCGAGCGGCTAGAATTTATCAAGAGCGTGTTATGGGTAACGGTTCTATTTCAGCGTTTAACGCCGCTGACGAAGACATGGCAAGAGCCGCTCTTCTCGCGGAAAACATGGAAATCGAAGACAACAACATGCTTACAGGTAACGCCTCCGTTAGTGGTATCCTGTCCCGTACAGCGTATTAAGAGGTGAAATAATGCCCTTAGTTTCAACGACTGTTTCTAACCTAGTTAGCGGGGTTTCGCAGCAACCAGCACCACAACGTTTGAGAACGTCCGGTGAGGAAATGAAAAACGCTTACCCGTCGGTGGTCGCAGGTCTACAAAAAAGACCGCCGACTCAGTTCGTTTCTGAACTAAATACAAACGTCACCGATGACGACACTACAGCCATTCATGTAATCAACCGCGACTTTACAGAGAAGTATATAGTCATTGGCGGCTCTGGTGATCTTGAAGTATTTGACACAAACGGTGTTAAGAAAACTGTAAACTTTCCCGATGGAAAATCTTATCTACCAACGAGTGACATGTGGCAAAAGTTACGGTTTGTAACAGTTGCTGACACAACGTTTGTCTTAAACACCGAAAAAACAATTGCCACACAAAGTATTCCTGAGACACGAAGCGATCCTAAAGCGACCGCCTCTATCTTCATTAAACGCGCCGTTGCCTCGACAACATACGCTATATACATCGATAATGTTCTTGCGGCTACGACTTCAACGGAAGACAACACGACAGCGGCTACCGCGCTAGAGGGTACTTCTGAAATTGCAGAAGAACTCAAAGCGAGTGCTATTTCTAAGGGGTATGCAGACGCGGAAACCTTCGGGCCTACTCTCACTTTTTCAGTACCAGCCGGTGCAAAAATAAGGGTTCTTGACCAATTCGGGGGTAACGCGATGGAAGCGTTCACAGATCGAATACAGTCATTTGACAAACTACCTCCACAAGAAAAACAAGGCCGACTTGTACAAGTTAAAGGTAACCTCAACGAAGCTACTGAAGATTATTGGGTGGAGTTTGATAACAACGTATGGATAGAAACAAACGGTTACGACGCGAACGAAACGCTTGATCCAAGTACGATGCCGCATGTTCTCATACGAAATCCTGATGGAACCTTTACGTTCCAGCAACACTCTTGGACGGAACGAACTGCGGGTGACGATGAAACTAACCCCGCGCCCACATTTGTTGGTAAAACGATTAATTCTATGTTTCTCTTTAAGGGGCGTATGGGCTTCTTGAGTGAAGAGAACCTGATTATGTCGGCTGTCGGTGAGTTAGAAAACTTATACCGCAGTACGGTCGTTCAAGTGTTCGCTTCTGACAGGATTGACGTTGCTTCGATCACTGGTCGAGTAAACAATCTATACCACGCGGCGGTCTTTTCGGACACATTGGTGTTGTTCTCAGACAGTCAACAGTTCAAACTTGTATCGGAAAACGTCTTATCACCGCTGTCGGTGGGTATCGTACCTTCAACAAAGTTTGCGTGTTCTCCCTATACCGCGCCGGTTGCTTCCGGTCCTATCGTATTCTTTGTGACCAACGGGTCTACCAACTCGACAGTTCGAGAACTCTATATCGACGAAGAACTCAAAACTATTGACGCTGACGAAATCACCGTCCAGATACCCTCGTACATCCCCAACGATGTTAGAACTCAAGCGGTGTCAACATACGACGACGTTATGGTGCAGTTATCCGCACTCGAACCCAGTAAACTATGGGTCTACAAATGGTACTCGTCAGGCGGCGAGAAAGTTCAAACAGCTTGGTCCCATTGGGACTTTGGTCCTGATGTAACCATTATGGGATGTGAGTTCTTAGAGGATTTCCTGTACATCGTCTATAAAACCGGCGGTAAAATGTACCTAGACCGGATGTTCTTGGATACTAAACCAGTAGACAAGGCCCTCTTAGATCACCGAGTGGACGAGACAGATATTACTGCAACTTATAATGCAGTAGATAATCGTACTGAGTTTGTACTTCCTTATTCAACACCGGCGACGGTTCAATTCTTTAAGATGCAAGACCCTAAAGGACAGCTACTGCCGGTCACGAAAATAAGTGACAACGAGTATCACCTAGCTAATATCGATGCGACATCTTTCAGTATCAACGCCGGTGTTCCTTACGTCTTTGAGTACACATTCTCCCCACAGTATATCCGAGAGAACACCCCTACAGGTGAAGCGGCTATCCAAGAGGGCCGTGTGCAGTTACGGTACATGTCCCTTATTTACATGGATACTGCGTACTTCAAAATTCAAGTAACACCTAAGAATAACCAGACGTTTGAACATTTGTTTAACGCTCGTATTCTAGCAGATGAAGACAACGTATCAGGGCTGATGCCACGAGATACAGGGGAATTTAAGTTCCCAGTGTTTGCTCAGAATGATCGTGTTGAAATCAAAATTATAAACGACAGTGCCTTTCCTTGTGCCTTTGGCTCAATGGAGTGGACAGGCATGTACGTTGGAAAATCGCAGAGGCTATAATGACCGCATACGTCCGTAAACTGACCCGCGCAGACATCGATCATCTCGCGGAAAACCTCAGGAAACGTGACGTTGCTGAATTAGACGCTCAAAGCGGTCTTACCCCCAGAAAAGCCTTAGAGATGGCCCTAGTATTCGCTAAAGAATGCAGGGTCATTTCCGACGGTAACGACGTTCCTATTGGTGTCTACGGGGTAAGTGATACAAATATCAAAGGTTTGGGGTCTATCTGGATGATGGCAACCCCAGACCTTATTAAACACCAAAGACAATTTCTTAGAGAATGTAGAGAGGGTATCTCTGATATTTCTCAGGGGTACTCTTGTGTATTCAATTACACAGACGCACGAAATACTGTCCACCATAAGTGGCTCAAGTGGTGCGGGTTTACCTTCATAAACAAACGAGAAGAATTCGGTAGGAATGGAGAGACATTCTACGAATTCGTGAAAATATTGTAGGACATAGATATGGACCCAATTACTTTAGCGGCTCTATCGGCAGGTTTTGACCTGTTAGGAAGTATCTCGCAGGTAAATGCTCAGAACCAAGCGGCCCTAAACAATGCTGCTATGGCTCGACAGGCCGCTGCATACAAGCAAGACCAAGAAATGGAGTCTTATGTCGAGTACAATCGGCAAATGCTTATGCAAGCTATGGACCGAGCGTTGACCGCGCGTTCTAACTCAGACCTAGCAATGGTTAGCATGTTTGAAACAGGTGGTGGCGGTCAGGTGATGACAGATATGCTCGCAGAACGCCGTTCTGTAGAGGCTCGTAACCTTTATCGCGACCGTCTTGAACGCAACAGCCTTAAAATACAGACGAACCGTAATCTACAAGGTTACGAACAAGAAGCCAAAGGGCGTATTGCCCAAGTTCCAGCGACTTCCCTGAACATGGGCCACATCATGTCGGCGGCAACGTCCGGAATGCCGTACTTAGCATAAGGTATCGAAATGGCACCAAGAATTACCCCAGAGACCCCCCAGCGCGGGGCTTCACAGAACCTATTGCGTGTCATCGACAACTATTACCGCCCAGCGCGTGATCGTGTTGGTGAGGCTGCGATGGCTAAAGGCTTTAACGACGCTTCTCGTTTCTTCGGTAACGAAGCTGCTAAAGCCAAGAATGAACAACTTCAAGAAATCGCTCTTAAAGCACAACAAGATGCTATGGCAGGGGATGATCCCGACGTAGAGTTGTCGCAAGTTCGTAACGGTTTCCTATTCCGATCCAATTCTAAAGCCTACAACCAAGCCTATAACGAAACTATGGGTAAAAAGGCTGCTATTGAGTTCAAAGAACAGGCCGCGCTTGACTACGAAAAGTCTGGTCTCAAATACAATACAGACCCCAACCGGTTCCGAGAATGGATGAACGAGCGTGTTCACGGTTTCCTTACTAACCCTGAAAACAGCAACCCCTATTTTCTAGCAGGGGCAATGCCTTATGTTGAACAAACTACGTTCAATATGTCTGCGGCACACACCGGTAACATCTCACGTCAGATGGAACGTAACCACCTTGCGGCAATCCAGAAACAAGCTGATGATATTGCTTTATCTATTTCTAACGGTGAAACGCCTATTGACGAAGGTATCGCACGATTAACCAAGTTGAACAGCCAAGCCTACGGAACAGGTTTCAGTGGGCCTAAAGCACGGGCAGCGTTATTGTCGTCTTTCTTAACCGTTGCCGACGCAACCGATAACATGGAAATGATCGACGCTCTGTTAGCTGCACGGGAGAGCGGTGATCTACGATTAACTCCCGACGAATGGAACAAGGTCGTAAACGACGGTCAATCTATCCAGCGAGACATCAACTTCCGTCAGGATCAACAAGAGCGTGTTGCTAAAGCCCAATCTGAGGCTGAAGCGGATTTCTATAACAACCCACAGAATGCCGCTGTTCCGTTTAGTACCTTCTTGCAAGCCCCTGTAGGGGACTCAGGTCAAACTATGGCTGACATCATTAACAGTAGCCCAAACACGTCTACTTTAATGAAGAAAGCAAAAGAAGCGTACACGACGATCAACAGTGTATATGATATTCCAAAGCCACAAGAACTAGGCAATAACTACGCAATCAGTGAAGCCTTCGAGAAAGGTGATATTACTGATATGCCTTCTATGATGTCTTGGTTCAAACAAGCACAGGCTGACGGTCTTCAATTTAACGATCAGAACTGGACACATGCTTACGGTGAATTGAATAAGTTTGATGATCCCGACCAACCTTACAAAACACAAACGTACAAAGACTATAAGACACCAGCTCTTAACCGTGTAATCGGTGCTTTAACACCTGATGATAACTCTTTGTCGTTTAGCTTTGAGGGTGAATACCAAGGTGGAATGTCTGATGACATTAAAATCCGCTTCCAAGGGTACGTTGACGAAGCAATCGCCGCTATTCCTGAAGGTAAACAGAAAGACCCTGAGTTAATCCGAAAAGCAATCGAACTTGCTGAACGGCAAACTATGGACTTCTATAAACAAAATGATCCTGATTTGTTCGGTAACCAGTTTGACTCATTCACTGACGCTGTAAACAAAGGCACCGTTTCTTGGACATCTAATCCTTATTTCGCTCAAGAAGCCGCCCGTTTAGCTGAAGAACAACAAGCCTTGGTTGCTGAAGAGCAACGAAAGATGACTCTCAACCGTGTCGACGGGTTCATAGACAACCGTTTTAATCGACAAGACCTAGAGTTACAGGCGGGTAACGACATACTGTTCGGTGGCGATGAAGCAGTACAAACACAATCGGCTGTTGTGCAATTAAATGACCTTATTGCCGACACGTTGAGTGACCAAGATGTTTCATCAATCTTATCAGATTTACAACAACGCTTTAATCTAACGATGCCGACTAACCCGTCTGAATTGAACTTCTTAGTGGAAGACCTACGGGCCATTCAAGAGGAAGCAGGGGTCGACATCGATATTGATGTCTATGAGCGATTACTCGAAGCGGCCTTAAATAAAATCAAAAGGTAAACTATGGAAAATAACCAAGGACAACCCTCTCAAGAGGTGTTGGATCGTCTGTTTGAGAACAGAAATGATCCTAATGTTCTTAAAGCGTTTAATGCTCGTTTCGGAGCAAACTCCGCTGAGAACTACTTAAACGACACAGCTAGTGCAACTCTAGAGAACGAAGCCTTGGTTATTCCAGAGGCTGACATAAGATACCTCAAAGATAACTCTGACAACCAAGCGGCAATCATGGCATTCGATAAGATGCACGGTGCCGGTCAAGCCCAAGCTATTCTCACCCAAAAGGTATCTCAAGAACCTCAAGACCAAGAGCGTCCTTCCTACGCCGCCGATATCGTCCAAGGTATCGCTGCGGGTGCAGAGGATGTTTTGACAGGGACTGCTAAGTTCGGTGACTGGGTTGGTGATAGTCTATTCGGGGTTCAGCCCCGTGTAGTCTGGGGAGACGGTCAGGGTCTTCGTATCATCTCTGGTGAAGAGTTCTTGAAGCTGCAAGAGCAAGGCATGACTAACCCAGAGGGGTTTGATTACATCTCCGACGCAGAAACTATGGTCGGTGGTTTTGCCCAAGGGGTGACTACTTTTGCCGTACCCTACTTCGGCCTGTTCGGTAAGGTCGCGAAGTCCGGTAAGGTCTTTCAAGGGATTATGGCAGGTGCTGCTATCGACGGTACAATCATTAACCCTGATGACAAGAACCTCACGGGTGTTCTAGAGGAACTCGGCGCTGACATGGGTATCGTTACAGAACTCCTAGCAACAGACCCAGATGATCCTGAATGGATGAACCGTGCGAGAAACATGGCTGAAGGTGGTGTCTTAGGTCTAGCACTGGAAAGCGTCTTCTACGGTCTAAAAGCTGCTAAAGCGAGTAAGAACGGTGATACTGCGGCAGCGGAAGAGTTCTTGGCTAAAGCTAAAGAGACTTCACAATCTATCGATCAAGAGATCGACACCGTTGCACAAGCCGCGACCAAGGACGCTGAGACAACCATTGAGATGACCAAGCGTATATTCCCTGAAGAGGAAGTCGATGGTCAGATGACGCTCGATTTGGAAGGAACTGTGCCACAAAGTAAGGAAGCTATCGAAAAGGCTGTCAAAGTCCCATATCGCCTTACTTCTGAGCAAATTGAGAGTATCCGAATGATGACCAAGATTGGTGATCTGGACCCTCAAGATGCAGCACGGGCCGTTAAGTTATCGTTCCGATCAGTCGATACGATGAACGATTACGACGACGTTCTAGCACAGATGTCGGCGGTTAAGCATGTCATGGAAAAAGAGTTCCTAGAGTTGCGTGGCGGTGACGTACAGCGTTGGTCTACTGTGAAGGCACAGACGACACGCCGAGTGCGTCACATGGCTGATATGCTAGGTAAAGATCCAGAGGCTTTCCTTCAGGAAATGACGGGGGGTTTTAAGGATGTACCTTATCACAAACTAGCCGCTGAAGTTGCTGCTAAAGACCGTATGCTTCTAGCGATGGAAATGGAAATCAAAGAACTCGGTCAGATGATCGATAGCGGTAAAGTGTCCGGTAACTACCAGAGCATGGAAGAGGTCATTATGGCCTTTAACGCTCGCCGTGAGGTCGCAGCTAATGTCTTAATGTCAGTAGACGCTGCACGGGCCAACGTCGGTCGCGCATTGAATGCGATGAAGATGTCTCGCACAGCCGATAAGAAGCTACGTGAGATGATCAAGAACGCAGCGGAAAACTCAGACGCTCGTGCTGTAGCGAAGGCAGTTGTGAATTCTGATCAACCCCTCAAGACCTCGCTACGTCTTGGCAAATCTTTGCAGAAAACTATGGACATGGTTAACCACTTCCGCATCAACGCTTTGTTGTCTGGTATTGGTACACAACAGGTCAACTTGATCGGTACAGCGGTAAACTCTGTGATGATCCCCATGCAACAAATCTTAGGTGGACAGGTAAAACACGGTGCAAGAACATTAGCTTACCAATTATCATCGTCCCTAGAGGCACTACAGATGGCTGGTAAGGCGTTCATGGATGACACGTCTATCCTTGATGTTCTATCTACTAAATTTGACATGACCGACGATATTGCCAAGGGTCGTAAAGGTATCGCTACAAAGGTAATTTCATCCCCGTCACGTTTCTTGTTGGCAATGGATGAATTCTTTAAGCAAGCTAC